CATCTCTATCTTGTGGTTGAGCGTCTAAATCTTCTTTAATTTCTGATACTGCTTCGAAGCCGTAATCGACATCTAAATCATGTTCTCTCACTTCTACCTCTCTATCAGCTGCGATTGGGATACAATCCCATATCCATGCTTTGTGTAAATTGTTATTGTTATCTTCTAGTACGACATAGTTTGTACTTCTTCGTACTACCTTACCTTTAATATCTTCTTTGACATAATCAACTTCATCATTAATATTGAATATCATTTCTCTAATATAAAGGTCTCTTATTTGTTGTTGTTCAAATTCTTCCATACTTGCAATCGGTCTAACTACTGGCATATGTAAATAATTAGCAGCTAAATTCATACCTTTACGAACATCTTTGAAAATCTTTTCTGCGTCTGCATTTGATGGTAAACCTTTTTTGAAACTTGCAAGGTCTCCTTTTGAAGCCGCAGCTCTCATCTTACTTGCTGACATACCTGTTGCGCCTTCGGCATCCGGGTCTCTTTCGCCAGCTGATACTACTTTAATACTAGTAAAGTTATAATAACCATGTCTTGATTTCACATCATTGTATTTGTTAAGTATCGTTTCAAATTCTCTTACTCTATCACTACCTACGACCATATTTACCTCTGAGTAACCTTGATTGTATAATTTAGTAGCAATATCTAATATCATATTTGTTGTATTGATTTCGATATTTCTTGCGTGACTTGGAAATATCTTTTTCATTACATCTAGTTTTTGTCTAGGCGAAAGTGGATTCTTTTTAGGGTCTTCACTTCTACTTAGATAAATTTTATAATCATTTGCTGGAACAGATTTAACTTTATTAATAAGTTTCTCATGTCCAATAGTTGGTGGATTAAATCTACCAAAAGTAAATGCAATAGACTTACCTTTTGCTTCGTGCATTTCTAAATCATCTATTTCATCTGGTGTTACTTTACCATCATCTAAAATCTTTTGACACTTTTTATAGAATTTTAAATAGTGGTATTTTTCTAACATCTTATAAATTACATTTTTAGGTAATCTGTTTTTAATACCATACTTTTGTATCTCGTCTGGTGACATATCTTTATCAAATGCAGCTCTTCTATCTGCGTCAACACCGTCACCTACTTTTACAATCTGTTCAATACTGTCTTCTATTTCTTCTAACTTACTATTAATTCTATCTTGTAAATTTAATACTTCATCTGGCGATAATTCTTCTAGTTCTCTGTAATCAATAATATCTCTTTTTAATTCGCCTTTGATTACATCTAATTCTTGTACTTTTTTGTTGAAGTCTTTAATGTATAATCCAGTATCAAAAACAAAATCTTTCGGCCTTTTAACGAATTTATTTGTTTCAATTTCATATACAGCGTCAGCCTTTTTATTTTGATTTTCATAAGTTTCTTTATCAGTTATAAAATAAAAGTTGATAGGGTGCTCAGAACCAGGTATTAATTTACCCTGGATATTATCTGGATTCTTGGCAGACAAATACTTTTTAGACAATCTTGTTCTTTCTTCTTCTTGTTTGTCAGCAGGCACATCAAATAATACATTAATGTCCAAGTCTGCGTCATTTCTATATCGTTTTGTAAGTATAGAACCTATCAATGAAGTCTTTAGAATAGGATACTCAGATTCAAACTCTTTTAATTGAGTTTCAATTTGTTTCTTTACACTATCCTTAATAGTTGGATTTGGTGTATCAGCATTATCAAATACCTTAGGTGCATAAGTCCTTCTAGGTATATCAATAATACTTTCGTTTATAAAATCCTTAAATCTCATCTTCTTTTTAATTTTCTCTCTGTTGCCATCCACCTTTTTGCTGTGTATGACTTAACTTTATTTGTAAGTAATCTTCTAACTATTTTAGCACAATTGTTCATAGTAATTGTTGTTAGTTCTTTGTCAGATTTGTTATTATCAACAATAATCATGTTTTGCATACCAAATAAACTTTGAAATTTACCAATATTACTTTGTACCACATTCCAAGATTTTCTTGTAACATATTCTGGTACACTTCTTTCTCTTTGTGCGTTTCTTTCTAAAGCAACATCTAAACTAGTATTAACAAAAACCATATAACAATCATAACCTAGTTGTTTTAAAAAACCTACTTGTTGATTAATCTTATCGTAATCTCTACCAGTACCATCAACAATCATACCTAATCTGCCTTTGATAGATAAATCCATCATAGAACCTGTCATACCTTTTGCTCTTGCTCTTAATATATCTCTAGCTTCTGATTCATCTTCAGGCATTTTAAGAGATAGATTATTTTTCTTTAATGCGTTTTCGAATGCTTGGTCTGAGTTAATCATTCTTAAACCAAAACCAGCAAAGGCACTTCTAGTTACAAATGTTTTACCTGAACCAGGACCACCTGCTAAAAAGAATGCTTTAAATATATTAGGGTCATATAAACCTTCTTCTAAGTATCTAATTTGGTCGTATGTTTTCATGTTACTTTCTTTATAATTTCTTTTGCTATAGCTTCGGGTGTATTACCCTCTGCCTTAATATTTATTATTTCATCTTTGTAGTAATATAATAAAGGTGCTGTTTCTCTATGATATACTTTAATTCTGTTTTTAATTATTTCTGGTTTATCATCTGCTCTACCTCTGGCAGTCAATCTTTTAACAACTTCTTCCTCAGATACTACAAGATTAATTACATGGTCGTATTCAATACCTTTTGATTCCATAGCACCTGCTTGTTCTACATTTCTAGGAAATCCATCAAATACATATCCTTTTTGTGCGTCTGGTTGTTCCATTCTTTTTTTTACTGCGTCAATAACTATAGGTGTTGGTGCAAATTCACCTTTTGATAATAATTCTTTTACTTTTTTACCATCTGGTGTATCTTGTTTTGCTAAAGCTCTCATCATATCACCTGTGTATATGTGAGCAATACCTAATTCTTTTTTAATTAATTCAGAATATGTTGATTTACCTGAACCTGGTCCACCAATCATAATAATTTTAGGTCCATTAATTGCCTCAAAAAAGTATTGTTTAAAGCCTTCTATTCTTTGATACATTATTGATTTTTCCTATAACCTGTTCCTGTTTTTCTATTAGACCATCTTTTTCGCCAAGCATATCCACTCATTTTAATACCAACTGTTTCTAGTATATTATAATACCAATCTAATATTTTAATCATTATCCTTTTACCCAATCTTTTTCTGCCGTAAAATTAGCACGACTAAATTCTAATCTATCTACAAGTTTAATTGCACCAGCAATTCTATCTACAGCAACATAACCCTCAGGCGCTGTTACTTTATATCCGTTAGGTGTTCGTAAGAAATTACCAATACTTTGTACTTGTGATAATTTTTGTATCAAAAAGTTCTTAGCATTACCTAAACTAATATGACTTGCAAGAGCAAAGTATAAAGCAGTTTTATTTCTATCAATAAATTTTAAACCATCTGCTTTGGCTTTAATATACTTCTCTTTACCTTTATCTGTTTTCTTTGAATCTATTTCTGATTGTAAATAACTTTCGTAGTAATCTCTAAACATTTGTTGCATGACTTTAACTTTGTCCATACCTTGATTAGAGTTTCTAATATAAGAATTGAAAAATGTTTTTAATCTATAACCTACAGATAATTGGTCATCAGCTTTTACACCTTTAGACATTTCATCTAACATAGGTTTTGCTTTTGATAATGACCCTTGAGCCATTCTTATTAATGCGTCAAATCTTGATAACTCTGATTTAGAAAACATAACAGCAGTTTCTTTATAACCTGCACTTGCTAAAAATACATTTCTATTTCCTGCACCCGTAACGGTACCAAAACTAGCAGACAATTTATCCATACTTCTACCTG